AGGATGTAACCATGCATTCGGCTTGAAATTGTTATCAATACCAACACGATTCCCGATAAGGTTAATAGCTAATCGGGGTAGTGGTAGAGATAAAGCACTTCCAGCCGCATTTACACGGTTTGCTCTTACTTCTGGGGTTGTGCTACGGGTAAACCCCAGCCATGTACCCGTAGATGCATTGCTGTGATGGTAGGGGATACCATACAATGCGGGTAATGCACTGGGGGCACTAAGACCAGCAGTGACAATTACGTCACCAACTAGAGCACCTGTAGCTGGAGTTACGTTAACAGTGAAACCATTAACGTCCCACAAGCTAATAACGCCAGTACCTCTCAGGGTTGCTAACGTAGGATCATATACCTGTACAGTCTGTCCAAAGCGCATGAGACGCGCTCCGAAACCGTCTGTAGTCAGTGTATATGTGTCAACACCGGCTGTAGTAGAAACGGTAGTGATAGTACCAATCTGACCACTACCAGCCTGCATTAACTGAGCATCGATCTGACGACGAATTTCATCTAATGCAGTAGCCGTCAAACGCTTTACAGCATTAGCAACAGCTTTTCGATCAGAATCCGTGGCCCACTGTGTCAATTTGGTATATTCAATGTTCTCTGACAAGAACACAGAATTTAATACCGCCTTGTCCCACTGTGGCCCACCACCGCGACCCAAATCTCCACCATCTGGGTTAAAGTACTGGAAAGAACCACCGGGTCTCATTTCCAATGGCACTCTCATCTGCCTATTGGAAATTACTTCTACATCCCTTTTCTTAATGTGGGAGTAGAATTTATCGTCACGCTCGAATAGGACACGGATCTTTGGAATGACCCGCTCCAATTCCATAGCTGTGACGTTGCTTTCTACAACTGCCATAGCCACACTCCAGTTTAAGTTGTCCGTTTGAGATACTCATATGTACTCTCACCGGGACGTGGGCCATCTTCATTGGAGTGTGACCGTGACTCTTTTGGACTAGATGATTTAGAAGTTCTAGTCGTAACTTCTTCTTCCTTCTCTTCTGCTGCGCGTCTACCCATTCCCCTCAAAGCATCCTGTCTCGCCTTTTTTATGGCTGAAGGCAACAGCGTTTGGATCTTTGAACGGAATGTATCCTCAATCCTTTTAATTGAATCTCTAGAATAACCTTTTGCTCTAGCATCTCCCCATAACTTTTGAATTACAGATTCAAATCTTCTATCGTTATCCAGATGCTCAGAAATGTCATCCAAAGCCTTTTCGACAGCAGTATCCTTTACGTAAGCTGTCATCGAATCACGAGGATCGATGTGTTTAGTGATAGTATTCTTAACAAGATTATTAACTTTTGTTTCTAATGCCTCATTTGCAGTTTCAAATCTCTGTATATCGAATTGCATTCTCTCATCAGCTAATCTAGTATCTTCTTCTTTCTTAGGTTGTTCTTTAGCTAACCTAGAGGGTGCCGTGTAATCTTCAGTGTTGAATACATATTTGTTAAGTTCAAGTGCTGCCTTACGAAGCTCATCATTATTAGTACTCTGAGCACTCTTAGCCATCGAATAAATAGTATGTTTGATAATATTGCCTGCCATGTGAAAATAAGCAGGTGCATTAATCTTATGAATGGTATTGAGAACTTCATCAACACCCTTCTCAAAAGAGCCTGCACGAACCATTGCACGCATTATATTTTCTAAATTACCATCAGCTACATCCTTTTCTACCATATCGAGTGTACCGGCCTTTTGACCAGCCAACTCGGCATCCTTGATAGTAGGATACAACTCGGTATACTTTTGTTCTCGGTAATAGGCTCTTTCGAGTGAAGGAAATTTTTTGAACAAATCAGGATAAGCTTTGAGGATTTCACTTCTTCTTGCTGGAGTTGTGAATTCAAGTTTTTCTTCATCTGGTTCTTCTAACTCCTCTTCGATTTCTTCTTCAACTGTAGGTTTTTCTTCTTCTCCTTCTTTAGACTCATCTCCCTTTTCCGGAGCTTTTGTAAGATCGAGATTCTCTTCGCCTTTTTCATCTGTTTCCTCCTCTTTCATGAATTCTATTACATCTTCTTTATTCTCAGTAGGGGGAGGATTGATGACACCCGTATTAGAACCTGATGAGTCATCCGGAGAATAGAATCTATTGAACCGTGGGAACATTGGAATTAGCTCCACTTATAGGTGCTTCGTTTACTTGTCTAGGATTAGGCTTTGCTGCGGGTGCTTGTGGTTTAGGGGGTTGAGCCGCAGCCCTTGCCTGTGCCCTTATATTATCTTTCGTAGCCTGCTGAGCAAATGCATTCTGTTGCTGCTGTTGCATTTGCTGCTGCTGTTGCTGTTGGAACTGCTGGAAATGCTGATGAGCGTGCATTAGGACATTCTGATAACCATTAGGATTATTAATCTTCGCCATCCTGCCATTTTCAGAAATTAACCACTTCTTATCAATTTCAAACCTTAACTGATGATTATCAATAATTGGATCAATATCTACAGATGGCTGGTTAGGTTGTTGTGGTGGACTTTGTGGATTATTAGGATCTGTGGGTTGTCCAGCATTAGGATTTGGAATAGGTTGTGAAGCGAGAAGAAGTTTTATTTCGTCATATTCAGCTTCTACTTCATCCTCATTTGGCACATATACATCGTCAAGACCAAGGGCTTCATGTATAATACCAAGATTTTCGGGTGCCTGTAAAATAGGACCAATTAATGGATTAGGCTGCATGATCAGATTCTTGATTAAATCTGCCCTCTGTCCCCATGTCATTGGAAGATTTTCATTAGCTTCCAATTCGACATGGCCTATATGACCTTCCAGTTCAGATTTAGTTATGAGAATATTGACGAAGTTACCATCTGGAGTCCTTTGTACATCACGTTCATCATGGTCAACTTCCTCGATGAACATGGGAATTACCTTACCAAAAATTTCTTCCCACCACTCAGTGAATGTTTTCCATGTATTCTGAAGTCGCTGTAGTGCCTGGGCGCGACTCATACTATATTGACTTGCAGTACGTGACTGATCTGGACCCAAGGCTCCACCGAAGAGAGAAGGTAATGCTCCCGTTACAAGCTGTCCCATTGATTGGACTGCATTGTAGAAAGGCATTACCTCGCCAGATAGCGTAGCAGTTTTGAACTCGAAAACAGAATCAGCAATTCTCTTATTACCAAGAGTTTTAGTAGGATAAATAGAACCGGGAGTAGCTTCCGTTTGTGCATAAGCCTTAAAGTCAAGAACAGCAGGATCAGCTAATGTCTGTCCGATTCCATGTTCGATCGTCTGTAATACGAGGGAGACAAGATCATTCGTAATCTCCTGTATAGAAGTAACCAAGTTACCGGTTGGATTAAAATGAAGATAATCAGACAGAGGATTTTCCAAAATAGTCCAGCAGTCATCCAAGCTTTCATTATTTGCCGACGCAAAACAGTCATTAACGAATGCAGCTTTGATTCCATCTGGGAAATGCCTGCATAGCTTCTTAATGTCATCCTCATCCTTCAGAATGTTATATTTAGCAGGTCTTATCCAGTCTAGAGTTTCCGTACAAACATTGATAGGATACTCACCCTGATATTGTGGATTTAATCTACCCCACTGAGCATATTGATTATAAGTGCCACTTGTCTCTCTAGCCTTCATGGTTTCAATAAGTTCTTGGTTACCTCTCTTTCCAACTCCAAGATTGTCCTGATATTTTTCGACAGCAAGCGAATAATCAATTTCTGTTGCTTTTTGTAGGTAGGTAACTTCCTTTTGATTGTGTGCAAAGTTGGGAATCTTAACATAAAGACCACCATACACTTCAACACAAATACGGGTCTTTGGAAGCTGGGTAATCCCGGTTAGCCTTGTAACCGTAACTTTTCTTGTAGCAAGTTCGGGGTCCATTTTAACTGCACATTGTGGACAAACATACCCACCTGACTTTATTTTTGAATGCAATTCTGCATCGTCATCATCAGGTTGGAATTCATCCATTTCATTTTGTGCAAGTTGTTCAGCCTGCTCCATTTCGAGAGGATTTAATTCTCTACCGCAGTTAGGACATTTGGAATATTGCTCATCCTCTTCTTCTTCCACATAATTTTTCTTCTCGTATGTTCCGTAACCTTCACTAGCTTGAGGATATGCGTAACAAGCTACCATACCTTCTGTAACGAAGATAAAAAGGGCATGTAACCAAACAAGATTTATTTTGTTATGTCTATAAATTAACTGACAAATTTTATCACCCGCTCTAGCAGT